TAACCGACCAACAAAGCCGGTAGAGGCGATTAATGACATCATATATCGATTCCGTTATAACACGTACCTCCGTGAGCTCGCCGATAAATCGCTGTCACGTAATGTAGAAGATCTACAACTAGCTGTGTCACAGTTAGTCGCGATCGCACAGGATTATACAAGCATCACCGCATTACTAACGCACATACAGTTTGTTGTTGCGTTACAGCAGCAAAAGCAAGCAGCAAAACCCGGTGTGACGTTATCCACAATCCATGCTGCAAAAGGCCTTGAATTTGGTAAAGTGTTCTTAATCGGCGCAGAGGAAGGTATATTACCGCATGAGAACGCCTCGGATATTAAAGAAGAGCATCGCCTTGCATATGTCGCGGTAACTCGCGCCGAAGACGAGCTACACGTATCATACTACGAAGCCTTATCCAGATTTTTCGTTGAATAGTGCATTTACATTAGTTTCGCCAACAGAAGAGCTGTTGGCGCAGTATTCGGCAACACCTATTGTTAAAGTAGGGAAAGCGCGGACGTACCCGATATATAAATCGGTTGACGATCTTATCGCCATACCGAAAGACCGTAGCGAGCGCCCTCCGCCGCTTGCAGTACTGCCTACAACAATACGTCTCCGAGATTACCAAGAAGAGCCGGTTAATGAAGTAGCTAACATTCTAGCAACTAAACACACCGGCGTGTTTCTGAAAGCGGCCTGTGGGGTAGGTAAAACAGTGATAGCGCTGGCTGTTGCTGAGAAACTAGGCGTATCGTCTGTAGTTGTAATTGTTGATCAAAAAAACATTGCAACACAATGGGCTGAGCGTATTAGCCAGTTTTTACCTGACAAGACTGTCGCGGTGTTCAGCTCCACAGATACGCCGCTAGCAGAGATTAGGCAATCGAATGCGGCTATCAAAATCATCCTTGCACAATCCTTGATGCGTCAAGAATGGTTTTATAGTCCGCTGAAGTGCCAACTTCTAATATGTGACGAAGCTCATGTGTTCTCAGCACCACGCTTCTGTGGCGCCATGTACAACATCGATTATGAACGTTCGCTTGCACTTACAGCGACCGAAATACGTAAAGATGGTTTGACGTGGGTGTTTTATAAATTTCTAGCAGGCACTACCGTAGAAGTGAAAGGGCGTACAATGACCGCACGCGTTGTACGCCCTAGAATAACCGTTGATTTTCCGTGGTACGATTACCGAACGGCTTGGTGCATTGTCTATAAGAGTGCTACATGGAAGGCACGGTGCAGTAAATGTCCACTGTTCGATAAATTTCCGGTCAAGTGCGGCGGACGTCTACCTCTTGGACCTAAAGGTGTCCAGTGGAATCCTGAGCGATTAATGTGGACCAGCATGCTCTCGGACCTAGTGAATGACGAGAAGTACTTGAACACGTTCATACCCGTCATTCGCCGATTTTTTGAGGCCGGTCGCCAGGTGTTGATATTCAACCAGTTTCGCGCCCCACTGAATTATCTACACACAGCAGTCGGGCAATCGTTGGGTGCAGCAAACGTCGGTCTGTATATATCTGGTGTAAAAGACGGGGCTGCAGAATTAGCGAAACCGCTAACGTTCACGACGTTTAAAATGAGCGAAAAAGCGCTTGATGTACCATGGAAAGATAGTATAATAATGACCTCACCCGTATCGCAGATTGAGCAGACCGCTGGGCGCAGTACGCGCATTCAGTTGGGTAAAAAACAGCCAGTCATATTTGATCCACAGATAAACAACATAGGTATCTTGCGAAGACAATCGGAGAAACGCACGAAACAGTACCGAGAATTAGGTTTTATCTTATGAACTTCATAGACATTCGTCTTGATGTACGCGTCTACTACAGACTATCTCCAAAAGAAACATACAAACTTATGAAACACGACACACACTCGATAGCTACTGCCGCACAGTCGGGAGAAGGTTCCGTCACATTCAGCACAGATATGACTGTGCCGGACATATTTGGCTCTTATTCCTCTATTCGAGTAAGCGTCGGCATAAGTGTTCCAGCCAACACAGCCGCTATTCGGACCACCGAAGACTTGGCACAAATCCTCGATAGTTACTCCGACATCGTCGCCGAATACGCCATTGGTACTATAAATAAAGCTTTCACCGGTACAGGCAAACCAGCGCCGTTTGGAAAATGACACAGGAGCGCAAAAGTAATAGGCACGGCACATTAGCCGACAGCCTCAAAGCAGCCATGAAAGTGGCGCTAAAAGATTCAACAGGCACAATCGCCGCGTATGGCGACGCCCTGTCGTTTCGAAAATCTATACTCCAAACCGGTTTGTTCGAAGTAGACGTTAACTTGCGGCCCACATTCGGGTCGCGTATACAACTGACCGGCGATGCGCACCAAGGTAAATCGCTGCTGTCTTACATCCTAATAGCCGCTGCGCAGCGAACATGCCGACAATGCTACACCCCGATCATTGATTTCGTAAATGACTGGACAGGTGAGGTAGTCACTACTTGTCGTTGCGGTAAAAACGATCGCATGCGTGTCCTGCTCATCAACGCAGAGAATGACTTTGATCCAGCATGGGCTTCTCGATGGGGTGTCCGCATCCCGCATGATATAACAAAGAGCAACGATGAGCTAAGTATAGCCGATGATGCTTCTTTTGTGTTGATCAGAGGAGGCGCCGGCGAGTCCGTGCGTGTTGTCGTAACGCAACTGGTACGTGACGGCGCTGTCGACTTAATCGTGATAGACTCTATAGCCGTCCTCGAGCCGGCAAGTCGACGGGAAGGCAAAGCCATGATAGGTGACCAAGCTAAGATGGTGACGGGCTTGGTGACAGCATTGATTGCTGCGCAAGGTGACGCAGCTAATCAAGACGGCATTGCCCCCACAATTCTGATGATCAATCAATACCGTGTAAAAATTGGGGGATTTTCTCCGCACGGTACGCCGAAAGAGGCTGCAGGTGGTTGGGCACTCAAATACAGCAACTCTATCTCATGGGATCTCCGCTCGGTGTATAACGCGCGCGATACAACCATGCGGCATAAATTCGCCGACTGCGTTCTGACGGCGAAAAAAGATAAAGAAAGCGGAGGCACAAATACCTCTGCTGAATATCGACTATACCTTGATGACATTGACATTAAAGGTATTCCATACACCGTCGGACAAACTGACGAGGGTAGTCGTATCTACAGTTTCCTAAAAGAACTAGGTACTCTCGACGCACGTTGGTTTGAGAAAAAAGGCAATAAGTACGTTATCTTTGAGAGAGAGTTCACAAAAGTTGCGGATATAGCGAAGTTCCTATCTAGGCGAGATATAGGCCACCTACTACGGTTTCCGATATACACGCAAAAATTTCCTCCCACATTGCGTGCGCACCTGACTGCGGAAGCGTATAACTATACGCCGTTCAAAGACGAGCCTATACTTGCTCTATATGAAGAAGCCTCTAAGCAAATTGGGTCACTTGTTCAGCAGAGGCCCGACAGCCTCGAACCCGTCATGTTACGAGACGGATCTGATAAAAAGACTCGAACCCTCACAGACGAAGACGTTACCGGACTTCTCGACAATTAATGACACCAATCGCGCACAAGGGGCGCAGTTTGAAAAAAACCTGGCTCGCGATACGTCCCTCGAGCAAACACCAGGATCTGGGTGCGGTATTGTCTTCAAGGGCGATCTCCAACACAAAACGTGGCTTATCGAAGCTAAAAGCACGCGAAAAAGCCGTTTAGTGTTTCGTAGTGCGTGGTGGTATAAAGTACAGCGCCAGGCGAAGGAAAGAGGTAAACAGCACGCGGCTGTGCTATTCGGTTGGGAGGCGCGGCCGCAATCATATAAAGGATCTGTTGTGTTCGCAGCCGCGCCCTGGTCTGTATTATTCCCACATCCGGCTGTTCCCGATAAAGTCCTTGACATAAACAAAAACAGTCGGTACATTCCTGAAGAATATCTTATGCTCGTGTCTGGTGGGGGAAAAGTTGCTGTGGTTCTGAGAGACAAAACCATACTCGGCATAACAACATTAGATTATTTTATAAAGGTTATGGATACATATGAAAACTGTAGTTATTGAAGGCGGCGATGGCGCAGGAAAAACGACCCTCGCTAGAGCACTGGCTACCGAAATAAGTAAATACGCCGGGTATGAGGGTTATTACCTCCGGTTCCCTTCTGACGGCATCGACGGGTTTCGTAATTTTTTCCTAGCACAGAACGCAGAAAGACCGACGCTAGATAGCGCGGCAAACGAAGTATCCTGGCGTTCCGGCTACAAGCAAACGATTCCGCCGCTAACAAATCTGCTACACATCACTGCGGATTTCAATTACGGATTTAATGCGCTACTAGGTTCGCCGGCTGTAGCTGCTGTATATAAACGAAAAGCGCAACCGGTATTTGTTATCGATAGAGAGCTTTTGTCTACTATTGTGTATCAGATTCTTTATCCGTATGCGCTGGACAAAGCAGACTTACCACAGGTAGTTCACCAGCGCAACATAATGTGTGCCATATTAAGGACAGTAGCAGAAGCAAATCCGGTACATAAACATTCTTTATTAATATTTCTTGACACAGCGGCTCATGGGTGTGTGCCTCAGCGCGCAGACGTTTTTGACGGTCTTAATCAAGACAGACTTGGAAAACATTTTATGGACCTGTATATGGCGCTGGGCGGCGAGGAAGGCCGTGCATCATTAGATTGTCTGAACAGCAAAGCACCCTTCTTCGCAACAAGGCACATTGATTGGTTACGTGAACGATTCCCTGACCGAATGGCGCTATCAGCTTTCTCAGACACTTCCGCAAATATGGCGGCTGCTATTGCGAAGAAGGTGTGTGATGTCTAAACACTTGCCGCTGTTTCTGGATCTATGCACGCTACTCGGGACAAAAGATATAAGCGTACGTCAACTACAGGGCGTGTGGCGTATTCGAGTAAAGAACTTCGAGCGTGAATTCCCTGATAAAGAGTATGCCGCGCTTCTCGAAGAGATAACATTATGGATAAGCTCATTGAAAAATTAAGTGAACTTGTTGACTATAAAAAGCGTTGTGCGTACACAGCACCAGACATAAATAAAGCCATTAACGACGTACTGGTTTCTCGCGAAGCAGGCCGTAAAGCTGGCCGCAGGTTTTCTCCTGGAGGGAGTGTCTGCACAAGATTCAAAGCATACGAGCGATTAAACGACTTCGTGCCTAGAATGGCGCCAGCAGATGTGGCAGCCTTACGCTTGTTTGAATCAGGTAATAACGCACACAAAACTGTGCAGCAAAACCTGTTGGCAAAAACGGGCAAGCTATTCGGCACATGGCGCTGCCGTACATGTCACCGAGAGGTGAAGAACAGCGTTTATCCTGACTACACGTGTCCGTCGACGATTACAGTGACGGATGCGGAGGGCCGCAGCACTACACAGCGGTGCGCCGACATGACGCATCGAGATGAAAATGCGTGGACTTATGTAGAGCGGTATGTTTACTCAAATCCGTTAGATGACGACGCGTATGCTATAACAGGCTTGGTCGACGGTATCTGGTGTGATAAACTGTGGTACACGCTAGAGATAAAATCCGTAACGGCTGACGCGTTCGGCGCAACGTATACAACAAAACACCCTACCGAAGAATCCTGGCGGATTATAAAAACAACTACGTCACGGCTGCCGGTTGCCTCGCACATATATCAAGGACACGTTTATAGCAAAATGTTACTTGACGAAAGTCTAGCTGGTGTGCTACCATTACCCGCGAGTGATTTTGGTGGCCTAATTATTCTTTACGTAGAGCGCGATACTTTTGCGACAAAGGTATACCACGAACCATACACCGCGTCTGCGTACGAACAATTACATCAGCAAGCTCTAACCGCGAAAAATGCTGTAGCTAGCGGCAGCTTTATGCTAGCTCCACCTAAATGCACAAGTGCGACGAACGTTCTAGCGTTACGCTGCCCGCTAAAAGACACATGTTTCCCTAAAAAATGACTACTCAAGATAACCTATTACCGGCGCTCTATGGTACAGACACGCTCAACGCCGAGCAAGCGCTTATGCGCCGCAGATTGGCTGATGCGGCCAATGTACTTAAAGCCGATAAAGCCGAGCAATTTTCCAATGAGCTAGATGCCGCGACAGCAGAGCAAGTAGCTCTCGCGCTTGCTTCTGAAAAAGACAAAGGAGAAGCAAAGCTGTCTTATGCACTATTCGTCTTGAAGGAGACGCGAGCGCATCTCAATGCCGGCTACGCGACATTTGCAGAATACGTAGAAAACAAGATTCGTATAAGCGGTCCGCGTGCCTCTGCACTAGCGGCGCGTTGGGCCGCGTTTATAGAGCTAGGTCTACCGAGTAGTCTGCTTGTAGGCGACAACGCTATCTCGTGGAGCAAATTCGGTGCGCTTGTCCCTGGCATAAAAACAGGCTTAATCACCGCGCAAAGTGTTGATACATGGTTACCCTTAGTTGCTGCCGCGGGCGAGTTTGCGTTAACAGAGACCGGGATCACTAAACTGCTCAAGGCAGAGATTGCTGCTAATAAAGCGGAAGACGACCCAGAACAGCTGGAGGCCTTGACCATAAGGCTGACGGCAGATGACAAAGCTCACGTACTCAACTTCATCAACACTATCGAAGAGGCGACCGGCATACTCGGTGCCGGTAGTGTGGTTCGTTCCGCACTGGAGGCGCGGATCACGGAGATTGCAACAAACTCTGAGGATGTCCGTAGGAATTACGGCTTAGCGAGATTTAAAGAGATCGCCGAGCGCATGGTCCCAGGTATCAAGGTGGTGTTTATAGCCGAGCCGACGGCCGGCTATACAAAAGAAAACCTTGGTGTTGTTCCTTACACCAGGCTATACGCCGACAGATCCCTGGAGGGCGTCAACATCGTTCTGGCTTCTTCCTACGAAGAAGCGGCGGAGACGTTGGGTACGGTTGATGCTGTGTACGACATCAGTGTGCCTGGTGCACCGCAAACGGTCGCTGCTAGATCGGACGAGGCGGTTCCTGACGAAACAGCTGAACTTGCTGACACGCAGGAGCTTATTGCCGAATACACAAAAGAGATAATCTACCACAAACTCGATACTCGCCAAGGCATTGCAGCAAGCAGCTCACAAATTAAAGAACAGTACGGTGAGATGGCCAGCCCCGCAATACTGCTTGACTATTTACGCTTACGGCTGACCGATGCCGGACTTTTGCCGTGAGCACATCCTGCTAAAAGTAAAGCAACAAGCGTTGCTTTATTTTTAGCTTAAACATTTACTTAATACATGCACACACTAAACGAAGGCTGGACTTTTGTTATAAAAAAAGTCGAGGTACAAGCATCCGGAGGACTGGTTCACGGCTGGTTTATGTATTTTAAACTGACGCAAGAGACCGACGGTACAGAGAATCTGTTCACACACTACCTGACACCCTATGATGCGCCGACCTCATTAAGGATACCCAGATTTATGTTCGATGAGCAAGCGAACGGGGACGCCGTTATTGACTTAGAGATAGGTCCAAAAGATATATACACAGGATTACTCAAGCTATTTAACACGTCGTATAGTAAAATACCGACGCCTAGAGTAGAGGTGCCTCTGCATATGGTACCGCCATCAAAACGTGACGCGCTGCTAGATGCTACGCGTCCTTGGAGGAACAGATGACTAAAACGACCGTACTGGCGATTGATTCAGCAACCATTAAGGCCGGTTATGCACTGATGCAGTTTAATGGACAAGACATAACACTGCTAGATTGGGGTTGCTGGAATCTAAAAGGCGAGCTTCCGCGGAGATTACACGCACTTCATCACAAAACGCTAGAGAAGATAGGCGACCACATTGACATAGTTGCTGTAGAAGAGCTGCGCATTAACCGCGGTGCTCGAAATCTCGACAGCATGATTAAAGTCGCTTACGCGATAGGTGCTGTACTATCTGCGTACGGTTGTAAAGATCCTAACAATATCAAAATGTTGCCCGCAAATGTCGTTCGTAGTATATGGGACGTGAGTCAGGACAAGGCCGCTTTGCGAGAAGCCGTCAACAAAAAGTTTATGGATCAAATAATAGACAAAGGGAGACCGTACGGCTTCTTGCCTAGAGACCAGGACATAGTAGACGCTATCGGCCTAGGTGTCGCCGTATGGGCGACACACAATACGCCGCTAAAACCAAAAAAGAAAAAACGCGCCGCGCGCCAAATAAGTAAACATGTTAAGTAAATACGGAGCAATAACTTGTCCATTTTGCGGTCATGATGATGTCATACTTCTTCACATGCTTGTGAAGAGGTCTAGAGATGTACGCGACAGTCCAACTATTCAAGAGATGAGTAAAGTAGCCGATCTAACCTCATCTGTGTATACATATGAATGTACCGCGTGTCATGGACGATTCGACAGAGTTAGCTAAACGTGTTGTACGCTATCCTAGGCAAGAAGTCTACGGTATTAAAAAACAGCTGTTTATCTCTAAATTTGTCGCACACAAGCTGAAAGCAGTAGCGTATTATGCTGACCGACGGCAGAGCGCCGTATTTTCTTTTTGTTTCAAACACGCGCTTGCGCTAGGTGCGTTCAAGACGATTCCTAAAAAATACAGACTCATTGGAGATACAGCGCCTATAGGCGTACGACTACCCGGCCCTTGGTTAGAAGACTTACGCGACTTGGCTTGGGAGAAAGACATTGATGTAGCTGCTTTAGTCAGCTATCTATGCAGCTACTCATTATCTACCAAGTCTGTATACGACTGGACCGCGTTTTTTAGCGTAGGTGCTGACATTATTCACGACTTTTTATTTTACATACATACAGAATCATGCGAAAATCAACCGAAGACATCAATAGAGCTTTCGCAAGCATTAACGGCCTCGATGAACAAGCGTCAATCGGCGGCCTCGCGGTTCAGTTTACGGAAGAGCCTTTGGGTAACAAATCCTCTACCATAAAGCATGCCGTAGTCAAGACCGACGCCGAGACGTCTCGACTAATAATACTTATAAGCAGACTAACTACGCACGAGATGGTAAACATTCTCGCAAAACTAAAAGAGATAACAACAGGTCTAAACATACCCGGCAGTTGGGCAGAAGCCGAAGCAAGTACTATCTATGCTAAACAATTCGATTTTGTTCTATTCGGTATTCCTACCATACGTGTGGATGACATTCGTAACTATTTCTTAAAAAGAATAAAGCAACTATATGATTGAAGTACAGCAATACATAGCGCAATTCAAAGAATACCCGCTCCTTACGCCAGAAGAAGAGTATCGGCTGCTGCGTGTAATAAAAACGCCGCCAGAGGGCGTACCGCCGGACGCAAAGGAGTGGCTTCTGACACCAGAACAGCAGGCCGCTAAAGACTTATTCATATGTAGTAATATTCGTCTTGTCATACATACCGCAAAAAAGTTCACGAAACTAGAAGATCCTAAAATGATGGACTGTATAAGTGCGGGCGTGTCGGGTATGGTTTACGCGTTAAATATGTTTGACATAGACAAAGGCGTACGTTTTTCCACGTATGCGAATTGGTGGATACTGGCTAAAATCCGATCGGAAGTCCGGTTTGCCGAACAAAAGATTATTCGGTACAGAACGCTACATCAGCAATACAGGAAACTTAAAAACAGTTACATAAAAGAAGGGCGCTTAGTTGATGACGAGGATTTGTTTTGGGAACTCGGTTGGACAGAGGATGAGATAACACAGTTCAAAGAAGATCAGCAACGCCTTCGCATTTCGTTAGATACATTGGACACGGAGACCACGGATTTTGTAGCAGTCGATTCTGCGTTCGTGATAGAGCCTGTGCAGGAAGAAGTGATCGATGATCTGTATTCAGCCGAACAACGGACTTTGTTAAAATCAGCGCTTCGTGTGCTAACTAAACAAGAGGCTAGGATTATAGAGGGACGTTACGCGCTGAACGGTGTCGAAAAGACTTTCGACGAGCTGGCAGAGGAGCTGCATATTCCGCGAGAAAAGATACGCCAGATAAAAGCAAAAGCGCTTTATAAGTTGTGGCGCTTCATACGCAACCAAGCTCCGTCTATGTGCGATTAGCGTATTTTTGTGTCATAAGTATATGGGTACTTCTTTATGCCGAAACGCAGCATTACTGCAGATGATTGGTCGCGTGATGTGCGCGAACAGCGAGTATTTTTAGAAATCCATTGTCCTAGTGCCAAGAACGCTGTGGCTAGGTTAGAAGCTGTCGCGAACGAACTTGATGTGCGGATGGCTGTTGTAGATCGTTTGAGGGACAAGCTGCATGCGCAGCAAAAAAACCTCGACACCGCTAATGCGACCATCTCCTCTGTCATAGAGCTGCTGGGAGGAGCTGTCGAAGCAGATGGGTGTTTCGGAGATCCTGTCGTACTCGATGTAGCTAGACGCTTGGTTGCCATGTTGAATAACGCCAGACGAGAGCGTGATGTGGCGCACAAAAAAGTAATTCAACTACAACAGCAACGCTCTGAGCTAGATTGTCAGTATGCGGGGGGTTGGGGAGAATCCGACGGCGCTAGCCACTGCCCGCCAGACAGGCCTTGTATGCGCTGTCGTCTAGAGCGCCTTGAAGAAACGAGATAACTAATTTACTGAGGTAGCCACCGCATGCTGAAAAAAGAGTTCGACAAATACGGCTTTCCGCTCACATTCCATGTAGGCAGTACTGTTTGGTACACGCCACCGCGGCCTGCGCATCTGGCGAGGTTCTGGGAAGTAACAGAGGATACGCGGTTTGTATGTTGTGGGCAGATGCGTAACGTCTGGCTTATACGACCAGCCGACTCCGCTCCCGAAACACTACCAAAAAGATTGCATAAGCACAAACAACTAAAACCGTGTTGGCATTTTAGCGAAGAACGTGCCCTCGCATCAAAATGGTTAGCGTTAAACGGAAGCAGGATACTCATCGGATTAACGAATCGTATAAGCGACGGGACCGTCGATGAGAACATACAAGCAGTCATGCAATTGTGCACGCAGTTAGGTATACAAACATATAAGACATAACATGAAAGCGCGAGCGCTTTACAAACTCTTGGGGGACATGGAAGTGCTACTCAACCAGTTGCGCGCGGCGCCTGCAATCCCGTTTCCCAACGACCGTATATACTACACAACCGTGTCAGCATCCCTTACGGACGACGTACTGGAACGTGCTATGGCTATGCGCCGACAACTGGCTGCGGACGTGTTGTTAGACGCAGAAGTGGTTCTAAAACATGAAACCTAACATATACTTTGTAGGCGCGCACTCGACAGGCAAGACTACGCTAGCGCGGTGGGTCAGTGAGACGTACAACATACCCATGCTGACTGAAGTGGCGCGTCTTGTGCTTGCGCAGAAAGAAGCCGACCTAGAAAAACTGCGCACAGATATGAGCGCTATCGGCCGATATCAACAAGAAGTGTTCCATAGACAATTAACAGCCGAAGCTTCTATGGAAGCGCCATTCGTGGCCGATCGCGCCTTCTGTTCTCTCGCATACACCGCAAGACATACAGACAGGCTGGCGACCTTGTTACGTCAGCCGCAGACGCTTGAATACTTAAACAAACTGCGAGAACATCTAGTCGTCTTTGTGCGTCCGCACAAAGAACTTCTTGCCGAAGACGGTGTCCGTGAGACGCCCAAGTGGGATGAAGTTCTGCGAATTGACGGTATGATTCAGCTGCTACTGGCGCAATTTGAAATACCGCATATTATACTCGACGCGCTGTCGATGGCTGATAGAACACGCACACTCTCGTGTGTGATTAACCAAATCTGGAAAAAATATGAACTGCGACTTGTACCAAGCCGAAGCGACGAAAACGGCTTTGACTAATGCGTGCCGTATGGAATACCTAACAGCCGGACTAGCGGCCGAGGTCGGCGAGGTGTGCGGCATCTATGCAAAATTTGTGCGGGACGACACCGAGGACGGCGCCTGCGTAAGGACACTAGCGCCTGAGCTCCTAGATAGACTTAAAAAAGAGCTTGGCGATTGCTTATGGTTTTTGGCGCTTATAGTGCATATACACGACATACCGCTGAGTGCAGTTGCCGAAAGTAACATAGAGAAACTGCGTAGTAGAGCACAACGAGGTACTCTCAAAGGATCAGGTGATGAGCGGTGACACGACATACAGAACCGGGACAGTCGTCCTAGTGCACAAGGGAGTACGTTATACGGTCTATTACGTTGAGGAGGCCGTAGACAGATTCTATACCTCATGGAGTAGCCCACCATCGACTGAGGCCGAACAATACCTGCGGCACTATTTGCGTACGCGGTTCGGTCCGGTAACGGTGGAGTGATCCGCGTATGTGCTATAAAAATAGTGCGGCAGGAGTATTAGTCCTGCCGCGTAGCGAAGTTCCTCTGCACAGAAAGGCGTTTTTATGGCCTGCCCAATGCAGCGCTCTTTTAACTTACCACAGTCGTTTGTGTGGCAAGTTGTATTGGTACGGACCTATCGAACTGTCCTGTGACGTTCTCTGCGATAACCACGTTGCCCGCATCCATCGACATCTGATGCGATTCGATGTAGCAGTCCTCTAAGTAGTATGCCGCGTACGGTTTGTCTTGTGCGGTCTTAAGTACGACACACAGACCGAACGGTATACGAAACAGTTCAGAGGACAGGTTGATATAGAAATCTCTGTTATCTTCGTTAGATGTGCCACCATATCCAGGAAGGCTCTGGAGCTCATCTAACTGGAAAAGTTTATTGTATGCAGGAAGCTGTGCGACACCTTGGCCATTTGAGTCGGGATCAATGTTCAGCGGCGTACCTAGTTTTGCGACAAGTCTGTCAGGCGCAAGGGCGTATAGCAGTCGCAGAAGTGACGGGCCGTAGAAGACCATGCGTCCTAGAGTGAACTGACCAAACATGCGGCCTGGAATAAAGTACGCGCGCCGCGAGCCGATCTCAAACATACGTTGTGTCGGCTGATTCTGCACCTGCGTGAAGTTGGCTATGATTCCTAGCGGAATCAACGAATTACTTGATCCCAGGAAAGTTCCGCTACCGGTCGCCGACAGATATGAAAGCCGAGAAGGTCCGGCTAGTATCAGTGAGGACTCGGAGCTGACGAACTCCCCGTTCTTGATCTCAGTTTGGACGTTTTCGCTCGCCCACCGCCATTTAAGGAAAGAAGTCATGGTTTAGCTATTAGAAGAAGATGGTCACGATGCCGCGGGCACCCGAGAAATAAGGCTCGACCTCGTACTCCATCAGGAACGTGTCAGCGGTGTCCGAACTTTCGCGTATACCGAGAAGCTTTATACTTTTCAGCTCTTTTTCCGCGAGGGCGCGCGACACGACCGCTTGCGCAGATAGTGATACGAGCGAGAAGAAACGCTCATCTAAAATTTCAGGTCCCAGCAGTGGCGTCAGCTGCTTACGCAGCGTTCGCACAAAACTGTCGATCTGTGGTGTGACGCTTTCTTCCGCGGTTATCAGCTCGCGCGTGTCCGTCGTGAGAGCGCGGAGCGTGTAAACATTGCTTCCTGGACCGCCGGCCTGCTCCATATAGTACATACCGCTATCGATAAGCTCGTCTTGGAAGCCTGGCGCCTCGACAAACGGGTCAAGAAGATTGTATATACCTGCGCCACCGCGCTTAGTCAAAGGCCTCGCCGGACCGAACACTGTGCGCTTAGCTGCTTCAACCACACAGCTATAGAAATTGTCGGTAACTACTGTACGGAAACCTCCGCCATACAGGCCCGTTGTTTCGCCATCGCCTGTCGTATCAGAGAAGGCAAGCGTGCAGCGATCTGGATAAATGTTACGCACACGTCGCTCGCGGACGGTCTGTGGATAAGCTTTGATTTGGTTCTTGAGTTCGAAGAGGCTCAGCGGTTTACTGACTACAGTGTAGGCTGTGACAGTCATATCCACAGTGTTTAGCGGCACATTACCGTCAGGTAGCATTGTCACGGTTGTTACCGCACCGATGACAGAGACGGCCATTATTCTGCCGGAGAACTCTCTGTACGTTACGCCGTTAAACCACGTCCCTGTGAGTAGATCGCCGACCTTTACACCAAGCTCCACAAGATTTCGACTCACCACAACTGTTTGAACGCCGTCGTTGTCGCGACTCACGGTCACGTGATCGGTAGGAGATAGCGCCGCCAGTACAACGTCTTGTAGGAACCGGCGACACTGCCACAGGATGCGTTCCCGTTTGTTATCTGGCGCCGATTCTGCGAGTGTGTGCGCCCGCCACATAGCCAGAACTGTTTCATCGCTCGTAAGAGGTACGACGCTGTAGACGGCGTCAGTCTTGATAGTCTCCGCCGCAGCCTGCCAGCCGGCTAGCGTGTCCTCCTTTACTTGCGTCACAAATAAATTGCTACCGCTATTGCTAAAATAGATCTGAGCCGCCATCCCTAGCGGATTGTCAGGTACGGCGTCACCGACTACGCTGGCATAATTTGATGCCGTAAGCTCTTGCACACCGACAAGGTCGTTGCGAACCACTGCGTAGGACACCAGAATGTCTCCTGTAAGATCAGCTCCCGTTACGGTCTTCTCGACGGTGTACGCAAGACCTTTCCCTGTATCTGCGGCCATCACAGACGCCGGTAATGCTTCCGCCGCATCCTGGAACCACACAAAACCGTTGACAGCTGTGGTGCTGTTCAATGAGTTAGGACTGTCCAGCGCTTCGCGTACTTCGAGTTGTGCCGCACTGATGACTCTTCGCACAATGAAATCAACCGGAAGACCTTTCTCTCTTACAGAGAAGCCGAAATTGGTCAGTGCTGTATTAGCTGAAACGTTAGCGCCTGTAGTACTAACAGTACGTACAATTAACGTGTGGTCATCGTCCGACCCGGATACAGGTACACGGACTACTTTAAACATCAGAGTACCAGTGTCGCTGAATATGTAGTCGCCTACTGTGACCCCATCCGCAGCAAAGTTTTTGGCGCTGTCCGCTGTGAGTACGCGATCAGCTGCCGCAAGCGCATAACCGCCGTAGCTGGCTGCTAAGTCCAGTCCGTCATCAATGTTCGGGTCGATGCTATACGCAACACTGACGGTAGAACTACCGCCTGTCTCGTACACAGTGGCCGTAGCTGGCGCAACCTGTGAAACTTTATACGAGACGTTAGTTGCCGCTAAAGCGGGATCGAGCTCACCAAGCGCATACTGCTCTACCACTAACTCAGATGCGTTTGTTTTAGAGAGTACCTTAAACATCGGGCGATAGACATCGTCCGCGCCTTTGAATAGGATATGGTACTCAGTCAGTCCGCCCGTCGTGATCGGACCGAATGGTGCGCCTGCGTCCGTAAACACGCGCTGCCGCCCGGTAGTCACAACCGAGAAGCTCCCGGTCACGCTTGTTATCGCGGACGATGAGAACGTCATAGCTAAATAGGCAGCCCCCGACACAGATTCTGACTCGGGTACTAGTGGTGTGTTCCAGAAATCTTTGGTACCGATTGCGGCTGCCGTCGGCACAGACACAGCGTACATCGACGGAACCAGACTGTTGTCTTGCGAAGTGAATACAACAGTACCTACACCAGTTGCTGTGTTATAGACAGTAGCAGCTGTATCAAAATTACCGCTGGCGGGGAACGTGACTTTGCGCATGTCCTCCGTCAGAACAAATGCGCCAACTAACTGACCGGCCAGCTGCCCTTTACGCGTAAAGAAGATGCCGGCAGAGTTGGACTTATCGCTATAGTTATCTATACGAAGAACGTCCCCGCCTTTAATTTTAGTTCCCTGAGGTCCGAAGCCGTCTAATGCCTCAAACACAGCGCTGCGGGCTGTGAGTATGCGTAAGCCTTCTGTGGTGGCTACTGAGAGGTGTAGCTTAGCCGCTTCGCTGGTTGCAGCAGATTCTGGGCCTTTGCCGACCCGGCGCACGGACAGGCTCTTATCTGATCTGACACCTGTGACTTGATAAGTGTATACGCCTCCGACTTTGATCTTGTCGTCCCGGCGAACGCCAGAGAAGACGAAGTCGGCGGTGTCGTCTAAGAACTCACTAGCAAGCTCGTCTTCGGGCGAAGATGTCTTATTGAGCGTGAAACACCCGTTAGTACCAGATGATATTTCGAACACCGCGGAGAAGCCCGAAGCTATCGAGAATGTCGGCGTACCTGACGCCAGATTAGCTGTCGTTACGTTTTGTGTTATATCGACAGTACCCAGCGAGTTTCGCAAGAAGAACATCGGCTTCAACGAAGGGTTCGCGACACCTGCCTCTACTATACCGGACGTGAAACCCGGAAACGCGACACTCTCCGCGGCCGTACCGGCAGACCAGTCGAACACATCTGCGGGTACTCGATAGTAGATTGCTCTATTGATTCCGACAAGCACTGCCGGAAGGGACGTTGTTTGAACGTTAGGCGCTACCGACGTGCGTTCTTGTCGAATGGTTATGCCTGTACGAAGATTTGAGATCGCCATAATTATGTCCAGTGTTCGGGGGCGTTCGCCGGAGCCGCGAAAATACACAGATCTTTTATTGTGACTGGGTACGGGTCTCCGGATATTTTACAGAAACCACGCTGTATATCTTCTTTAGTTAGTGTAGTCGATTTCTGCCAGCGTAAATTAATCGTGGCGCCTGTTTGTATGACTACTTTGAACTGCTCAATCGTCGAACTGACTTTATCAGGTATCGCCGGACTAATGCTCGGCGCCTCTAGTTTAAACAAAAGCGAGCCTATGCGAATTTCTCTATTAAAAGCCTTTAAGCAGAAAGCAGTAGACCACGCGATGTTTTCCGCTTCCAGATCGTTTTGTGCATACACAGTGACATCGATAGGGATACTCAGCGTGTCTAAAAATTCGCGCTCGCCATACCAAGCCGCATAGCCGCTCACACCTTGCGCGCGGCTACCGATCACAGCGCTTTGCCAACCAGCTCCACCACGCCCAACAACTATCTGCGGACGTTTGGCGACTTCCGTCATAGAATATCGATCAGAGATAAATATCTTACTACTAGGTGCGATATCACCCTCTGGTCCACAGATAAGTTTGTATGGATTATCCGGCGCTCCGGGATAGTCTTCTAGTCTATCTTGTGCAAAAAACGAGGCTATCACGCATAGGTATATCCTTCTTACATACAAAAGAGGATTACCTATGCGTGTTTCCGAGAGTGGTGTACCGAAATCGGTTTCGCCGGACATAACTGGTCGTCAGTTCATGAGGACGATTTCTTCAGGCGTGCGCGCATGAGGGCGTCCGCCGCCATAGCGCCGCCCGCGCCGGAAACAGTACCCTTCACAGCGCCTTTAGCTGCGCCTGCTAAAACAGATTTTTTCTGATCTGCAGGCCGCGCCGCATTCGCTTTACGTGTGCGGTACGCGCCTTTCAGAGCCCCTACAGCGCCAGTGGCCGCAGCCACTGCGCCATAAGTTTTAGCTCTGTCCGAGGCCTGTCGTGGGCTGACCAAGCCCCGCGCGACTTCGCGGCCCACAGCTCTTGCGCTTGCGCCAAGACGAGTCGCATAGCGGCCTATACTCTCTCCGTACTCCTGCGCACCCGCGATCTTTGCGAACGCCTCTTCTATTTCCTCCTTACGCGCGCCGTAGGCTGCCGCAAAGCCTTGATGGAAAGCTGCGTGCTTCATAATGTCTGCGAGAGACAACACCCGCGGTGCTGTACGTGGCGTTGCGACAGGCGGCGCTGCCGCCTGTGAAGCGTCGTCCAACGAATCAGCGATAAGCGCTAGCTGCGCGTCAGTACTGGCCACTTTTGCAAAAGGGTTTACGTGCGCGGTTTCGATAATAGCAGCAAGACGCTGCTGTAGATTCATTTCAGGAGTGTTCATACTAGTAGTCTACTGTAGAAAATTTTTGGTAATCGAACCGTTCACCATCGGTGCTGCTTACATTACGAATGGGCGCAGCTACGCGCGTCAAAAACGGTTCTAATTTAGTTATATCTGGGATCGGTATATTGTGCTCTGCACTAGATGGCGCCAGCGCGTACCCTGTTGCGCTTTGGCTTATGAGCATGCGGTGCTTCTCTACCGGAAGTACCTGTTGTAGCCTGTAGCGACGTCCCGTATCTATCTCATACACAAGATCGTTGGGACGCAACACAGGGTAGTAAGTAAGTAACATCTCTACGGTAGCTTCTTGCTCGACACGGTCGCTGATCGTGTTGCTTTTGCCCTCAACGCCCATAACACCTAGCGTCAGAACAGGTGCGTAGTAGCCCGTCTCTTTACCCGTACCGTAACATGCTGCGCAATCCGCTCGGGTCGTCTTACGGAGAACCGCATCCCAACACGTTAAACAGTGTCCACCATTTCGGATAGTCTGGTATATCAATATAGGCACACCAGCGTGTCTTATATAGACCAGCGTGTGCTTACGCAGCGCTCTTGCTACAGCGTCTAGCGCACCACTCAGGCGCTGTGGCGGATACTCAGTTACTCGTGATCCAACAAGTAATTTAAGCCTATAAAAAGTCGTAGTCCATCTATCAAGAACGTCGACATCCGTATCTTCGTACCATCCGCGAGTAGCGTCTACTTCTGCTAAAAGCACGAAGCCGGTGTTCTCGACGTCAGATCTAAATATCTGTACGCGCGCGTCCTCTGCGCCTACATCAATAGGAATAAACGTCCACCCGACGATCAGTGATCGACTAGTCTGCTGAACAACCGTTATCTCGTCTAATCGGCTCATGCTCACTCGTCATCTTCGTCGCGATATCTATTCGCACGGCTATGCGCTTGGTAGCGCGTACGCAGTGCTTGCAGCTCACGGTGCTGGTTGTAGCCCTTACCGAATGCGTGACGCGCCTTATCACTTAATAGCGTGTCGCCCATTTTGTTATACACGGCCTTGAGCGCGCCATGAACGCCTTTAGGTCTATTTTTCTTGCTGCGGTACCATTTTGGCGCTACTTTACCCATAGCGGCGCCGCCTGCCGTACCTAGGTACTCTAAAGCGCCGCGTCCGACAGCATCAACGGTATCTTTATTGTGTTTATAGAAACTAGACGCTGCGTCACGCAGACTCGCCTGCTTCTCTAGCTCAGCGCGCTGCTGCTCAACGAATGTATGGAATAGTGTTACTATAGTCATGTTGCTTATTTACGGTTAAAAAACCGGATTCTGGTAAGATAGTAGTTGCTAAATACGCCGCTTGTCGGTTAGGTACAGCGTAGCGTAAAATGTTTATATACTTAGGCGATAGGTCTTTTTCTTCTAAAAAGGCCTTATTTGCGTCAGCTTGTCCTTTTACGGTACCCCCTAGCAGGCCGGCGTAGCCTCCTAGAGCCGCGCCTATGTTGGGTAAACCTAAAGGCGTTCCTATTACTGCCCCCGCTGCTGCAGCTAGTAGACCAGCCAAGGTGCCCATCTTAAAACTCTCGTATATACGCTGTTTTATCAGATCAGGGTCCGCAATCAACGGACTGGCGGGGGACCGCATCGCCTCAGACGCATCCATCTGCGACGAGAACCAATCATCTATAGCTGTACGCAAAGACGCGCTCTTTAGCCAACCGTCATATACTTGCTCATATGTTTTCATAGCTGGACAGCCACATAACCTTCCCGCGCATCGTATACGCCAACGTACAGCTCCGAATGCGCGGCGCCATAAGCTGCCTCCGTGTTCTTAGCTATTTTGTACGACTGCCTAAATTCTTTGTATTGAAGCTCGATATCTTGGATTATCGGCTGCAAATTACGCCACACAGCATTAGGCTGTACCGTGACGTTACCTGCCGTGTACGGCATGTCATTACGCGCCATGCGTATGACCATCGATTTAAGTACACGAGCCGCTGCCATGTCCGTCAGCCACTTACGCACGGCGCCTAATCGCGGCACAGCGACCAAGCTGACAGCATTGACATATGCGCTTTGAATAATAGGCGGCGTATAGTTCCATGCATCGATCTCGTCGACGATGGCACGTGCTATGCGAAGATCGGAGTTCTCTTCGCCGTCTGCTATTTGGTTAACCTCTGGGAAATCCTGAATAAACCTACGCGCAGCTTTGACAAGCTGTTTAGGTACCAGAACTACGTTTTCCCCGTGGTTTACGAGCTGCTCTGTCATTGGCTGTCAGGCTTAGATTTACGTCCGCGCTTGGGCTTGTCAGGAACAGCCTCGTCGGTGATCGGAAGAGATTCAGGAATCTGCACTGGGGCCGGCGCAGCAAGTGCAGGTGCTTCAGCGGTCGACGCATCGACAGCGTTTGAAACCTCTGGCGCAGCCGGTACTGTCTCGTCGACTGTAACCTCGATAAGGGCCTCTCCTCGCGCACCGCACAGTTCCATAAACTTGTCCGTTACGGCAACACCACGATGTTCTACACGTTTAGTGGTTTCATCTAATACAACCAACTTACTACCAAAACTTCGCATGATGGAAGCCGTGAGTCGATCTCGATGAAGTAATCGTGGACGACCTTTGAGTAAACTTAACGGCCCGACAACGCCTGGCCATTCTGAAAATACACGTTTAATAGTACTCATATTATTAGTATAAAATAAGCGGCGGCGCTAAATAACGCCGCCGCTTATCAAAATAGTTGTAAAACTATCAGCCGATCGGCGCAGCCGGGTTGTTCACCAGCGTGAACGAGCCGGTGGCACCGGTACCGCCCGTCGGCGCGTTCGCAAGCGTCAAGAAGTACTGCGGCAGCGTGACCGAAGCACCAGCAAGAAGTACGAGGCCCAAGCCTTTTACGTTACCGAAGCCTACGCCGCACTCTTCCCATGCTTCCATGCTGAAGAAGCGACCTTCCTTATTGATATAGAACTGGGTGTTCTGTAAGGTAAGGAAGCGGCCCAGCATCTCTGGAGCTGGGAAAACGTAGATCTGGCCAGGCTGAAGGATCGCCGGATTATCACGAAGCGTGGTCACATAGGTGAAACCACCGACGGTCGTGTACTTATAGCCGCCGACGACAATCTCTTTGACGAGATCGTAGCCTGCGTCTTCGTTGGTCCACGCCAGCGTGTCGTTCCAATCGTACTCGTGCAGCAGGATAACGCGCGCCTTCATTTGACGAGCTGCCGGAATCTTCACAAGCTGCGCAACAACCCGACGATTGAAGGTCGTCTCTTCGGACATGATGATGTTCGAGAAAAGACCGTCAGCCGGGTTGTAGTTCGCGTGCGCCGCCGAGAACGAACCAAAAGCGGCTGGGTTAGCGTTAGCCAACGCGCCGCCATGCTCGAGGCGAGCGACGTTACGTGTAAACAGATACGACGCCAAACAGGCTGCGTTGTAGAAGTTTTTACCTGAGTAATCTGTACCGGTCGTATCGCCGTTAGCAGCTACTTTGTTCTTAGCCATGCTGCGGCCGACCATCTCGTTCATACGCGCCGTCGTCGCAAGCACAATACCTGCCCGAACGTGCTCCATGAACTTAGTATCGACCTGCTCTTGCATGTCTTTGACCGTATTCTGCTCGATGATCTTCGTGATAGGCATCCGGTAAGAACGGAGCTCTTGCTCCGTCTTTTGGAAGCGGTCCGAGGAGATCGTCTGGATGCGAATCGAATACTTGTCGCCTTGAATATAAGTCTTCTCAGGTTCACCACGCATGTTGATGCGCATAGCCAGCGAATCCGGCTCAATGTCATCAATATAGATCAGGTCCTCAGAAGTTTCGCTACGCGTCAGCTCAGCAACAGTCACGGTTTGTGGAGGAAGAATCTGGCGTGCGAACGAGTTCTCACGCAGCTTCTCTTGGATATAAAGGCCCGTTACTTCGGCCACTTTATTCAAATGCTCTCCACCCCGGCTCAGTGCTTCACCGAACATGTTGTTAAAATCTCTACCGAAATCAGTCATTTTATTTAACTCTTGTGTTTAGTAAGCTAGAAAAAGGGGAAATAGGCACTACTAATTAGTAGTGCCTTGTTATTCAATCATCATGCGTGTGTGTCAACACTGACAGCCATAACCGGACGTGTCGTGAAGCAGAAATATGCGCGTTGGTTGGTGACCCGTTCTACAATCCCGTAGAACAAGTCTTGTGCGGTACCGACAGCCGCCGACGCCACGGTCTTTGCATCAAACTTTTTCGACGTACCGTTTACGAAAACGCCTTGCCCAATGGCAGGTAGCGCTCCGCTATGCCAGGAAGCCGCCGGCAGGCCGACGTCAATACCTGAGCCGCGGATACCGGTAAGATGGCCGCTTCCGCCAAGCTTGAGCGCCGGAAGCTCTTTATTAAACGCATCGCCTTGGACGTCGATTACGTCAGTGCGGTTGCTATCAACAAAGTTGATGTAGATAGGCTCAAAAGATGTCGAGCCGCCGGTCGGCGCCGCCGCCACACCGCCTGGCCCAAACTTGACTGGCATGCCTTCGGCAAAGTAAGTCGTGCCGTTGTACGGAATTGTTTGAAGATCGACGTTGCTCAGTTTAGCGTTTAAGGCAACGACAGTTTGTGATTTACGAGAAACCATATTAGTTTAGAATTTGTGAAATGTTTGAAAATAGTCGCGCCTCGGGATCAGTTCCGTAGGACGCTGTCTTAGAGAAATCAGGTTCAGCAGCAACAAACTTACCCAGACTATTTTCGCCTGCTGTAAGGGCCGCTGCTTGTTTGAAAATAGTCAGCGTGTCCGGCGATTGCTTAAACTCAGCAATCTTATTAAGAGCGTCATCGATATCGATGAACCCGTCACGAACTAGATTCAGTACGTCGTACGCGATCTGTAACTCTGCCTCAAGTGCTGCCAGTTTAATTAAAGAAACCTCTTGCGCCTCAATGTGCGCTAGCGCTTCTTTTATCAATCCCGGATCTACTAACACTTTAGGCATCAGTCACTTAAAATATCGATCGCCGTTAAGAGCATTGCTACACCGAGACGGCTGTTTCCCGCATCTGCGGATTCTAACGTCTCGGCGAGCTTTGTTGTTATATCTGCATCAGACGCTGCTGCGTTTTCCTTAACGGCAGGTGCCACATCTGTGGTCGCCATAGCCTGTTTGACGAGCTGCTCTAGGTCAGAAAACAACATGTTTATCAAGCCTCCTCAGAGTCTTCGGCTAAAGTCTGACTCAGTTCGACGAGGAACCGCGCGAACTCCTCTGCCTCTTCCTCAGATGCAGAAGCGACCTTGGCAATCTCATCGCTGCTGAGGCCGATTTGCCCTAACGCGCTACCTAGCTCGAAGGCCGTCTCGTATGCTTCAGCCATCTTAGCGACAAGCTCGTCCGAGAACTGCTCTTCATCAGAAGCATCAGACTCCGCAGTTTCCGCGGTCTCTGCGACATCGGTCGACACGCCTTCGGCGTCAGCGGCTTCTTTGCGAAGGTCCTCTAGAAGATCATTGGTCATGGCAACGCCCATAGTGAGCAGCTGCGAAGGCGTCAAACCTTCTGCACCAAAAGCGCCCGCGGCAGCCTGTTTCTCCAGTTCCGCGACCGCGTCTGCTAGAATATTAAGCGCCTCTTGATCATCACCCCAGTATTGCTCTACTTGAGCGATTTTTGCGTGCAACTCTTTCTCTTCAAGCTCGTTGCGAATCTCAATTAAAGATTTTTTTGTCATGTGTATTAATCTCCTACGGAATCAGCCGAGAGCGCGTTGTGAATTTACGGGACCGGTCGGACCGGCTTTACCTTTGTTGTGACCAGCGCCGTTACCGATCGTGTCTTCGGCCCGCACGCTCGTGTCGTCGCCTACAGACAACTTGCGCGAGTGCATAGCCGCTAGACGCGCTGCCGCCTGCTCCCAGGCACTGCGGGGCGAGGCGATCGGGTTCTCGCTACCACCGCCTGCAGCCGGTACACCGGAGCCAGCAAGTTTCTCGAGTACGCGATTAGCGAACGCATGCGCCATGATTTCGCCGGCGGCCACTAGCTCTTCGCTAGTGAGACCTGCGTCGGCTGTTTCGGCTGTTTCGGTTTCGTGAGCGACTTTGCTCACTTCACCGCTTAGACTAGCAAATAGTGCTTCCAGTTCGTCTGATAGATTCATCGAATTACCTTAGTTTGTCGAATTTAGGTAGTAGACTAGACAGGCTGTAGGTAGACATAAGGGGATGCCGGTTTGTTGTGTGTCTATACCGGCCACTTTGTATAAGAAATTGTCCATCTGTAGAGTTAACTGTGCTACAGGGGACGTAGTCAACCACGCCGCTAGTTTGTTAAAATCAATTGATTTTAGATACTCCCGATATTGCGTAAACGCCGCACTATCTGTATCTAGTGGACCCTTAACCACGCTACGAGCTTCCGCCCGTTTCATAAGATAAGGGTTGTGTGTAGTTGTTCGCTTAACGATATCGTCTGCTGCGCGGACAATCATAGGGTCGATGTCGTTAAGCGAGAAAGAACGTGAGAATAACGCAGGATATCTACTAGATAGTTTAACGACTTCTTGAGGCTTTAATATAACACCCATCGCCGTTAATGAAGCAAGCGCTTTCTCTATCTTACAGCGAGCTATTAGGCGCAGTATTTCCGGATCCTCCGGCCGCTCAGAGTAATCATCCACGACCCGGCTTGTCATAAGCCGGACGAGCTTTGGATTCACGGGCGTTGACCCGAGCGTTTCGCCACTACCCAGTTCTTTCTTCACAAGCTCGGCGAGCTTGTCGGTCAGTCTGTGCGTCGGTATGAGCGCTTGCGGAAGTGCGGCTACTTTTTTCAAAGCCCAGGCGCTTCGGTCTGCCGGGACACGTACATATGAGATATCAAAGAACCGCGGGAAGAAGTTATAAGAGTACACACGGCGACCGTCCGGTAGCGTCTGCCGAAGCATGGCGGACAGGTGTTCGCAATACTCTGCGCGTGTGCGCGCGATGTTGAGACAAATCGAACAGTTGTGAACAGCGACGTTATTCACTAAATAGGTTTCATCGGCTTCTACGGCAATGTTGTAGACATCTCCCTCATACACGCCCTCTTCGATAGTCTCGACCGGGAACCAGTTCTGTCTCGGTAGCTGTAATACTTTATTCGACCACCTAGGGACGGTAGTGTGTTTACCACATTTAAAACTCAGCTCTTTTGTGTCAGCGGTAAAGGCTGTCCCGAGGCTCACTGTCGCGTACACGCCCTCGCCGCTGTACGTGCTTTGCGTAAAGGTGCGCCAGTGATACGTGCTCGCATATCCGCAGCTAGTCGCCAGTAGTTGTACGCCTTGGATCAGTGCTGGGAGTGTGTTACTGAACCGAGTAGTCAGCCTCCTTGGATCCACTGATCCGTCACTGTCAACCAGACCAGCCAATAGAGCCTTTCTCGCCTCTAAGCCACTGGCCCAGATCTGGGCCGGTATTTTTTTAGATTTTTTGACGCCGCAGGCTCCGTGAAGATACGCCGCAAGTGCGTTGTCGTGCGTCTGTACGACCCAAGCCTTTCTATCGGATCCTGCCGCATAAACATTGACCGGCGAATCAGATACTTTGGTTAGAGCCTGTTTGACGTGCTCTACATAGATAAGATCATCTTGACAGCAAATAGAAACGCCTACGGCTCGCCGACCGTGCCTTTTGCTAGTACTAAATATAAGACTACCGTCGCCAAGATAAAGTCCCGCGACATAAGCAAGCGATTCGTCTATTGCCTCATTTGCAGAAGACGCCACCGCCGGCGACAAGACGTAATCGCCTACGTCTATGTCATCTGCTCTGATAAATGCAGCCTTACCAGCTAGTTCGTCGGCAGTAATCCCGCACTTTTTACAGACATTTCCCGAGAAACTATGCCTACGGACCATGCCGCGGCCGACTGTACCTGCACATCCTCGCACATGTTCGGCCTTCAACACATACACAGGGTGATTATCTGTGATCTGTAAATCATCGCCTATACCACCTATTTTGATTTTGCGTACATTATGTATTCCGGGCGTCACGAACGTCTGGATTACTTCTTGAGTGTTGCCTTGTTGTGTGAAAACTAAATCGCCTGCCGTCAGAGATTCGATTGTTTTAGGTCCATTCGGCGTTGCTACAAGGGCGCCAGGGAGTAGGCACACGTCGAACCGAAGCTTCGCACCCATCGAAAACGGTACCGGCTCATTCGCATCGATTTTTTGTACCAGCTCTGGGTTGCGATCCGTGTATACAAAAACGATAAGCTCTACACGATGCATCTTATCGTTATATGCCGACGCAATAACGTCGCCGATACTTCTCGTGGGATCTGTGTTTGCGTGCCCTACGTATACCTTCGCGTTTGAGACAAAGGTCGAATGACCGTAGTTCCCGTGCGGTATGACGAAATCAGGGATTTTAGGTTTGACTTTAAGCTCGACGATGTCTTGGACAGACTTCGGCGGCTGGTCGCCTTTAAGACTCCATTCAGGGAACGCGTCCCCGTTCATGTTACAATTATGCACGGCCACGCCGCCGGCTATGTAAGAGTGATCTTCTTCTACTTCGAAATTATAAACGAGATCGTCTGATTCGTATTTTTCAATATTTCTGATAGGTACATAGAAATATTCATCATCACCAAATGATCGTGTTTTCTTGTGCTGCGGTGTTGTTTTATAGTATTTAGATGACGAATATTTAGTAAGATCAGGAAGTTTCCAAGTAGGAAAACTTACTTGGTGATATAGGATATCTGGATGCTCTTTGCTCCAATTATTTGCTTGATAGCAAGACGCTATACCCCAATTCCGCAACATCCGCTGTACATCCAATATCAGCTGCTTAGAGGCTAATCGTAGTACAACCACATCAGTAGTTTTATTGTAATGAGCATCTCCATCAAATAGACCAGCCAATACAGCATGTTGAATATTTATAGGCTGATTAAACAACCATCTTGGCATCTGTTTGTGTGCGGCATACTCTCCACTCCAAGAATAGAATTTTGCAGCTAATTCTCTTGATTTAATAACCACACAAACTTGTGTTCCGGATTTGTGGTGATACACACGCCCCTCTAAGCCAAGTGATTCTGCGCACTTGACTGCGTTTGCGACTAGTGTGGGAGTTTCGTTCTCATTGAAACTGAGGCGAATACCTACTTTTTCTTTAGTTTTAGTATATTTTTCAAAATTTCCTTCCGCTAAGAACAGCCCGAATAAATTGGCCTCTGCTTCGGTCATCCGCGCTTTTTCAATAAAAACATCCTTAGGGATAGCTAAGAAATCGCCTTTTACTAATTCTCCAGCATTTCGCCATTCTCGTATAAACTCTAATTTTTCATCAGCCACAGCGCAACCAGCATATCTTTTACATATACTCTGCTCGCCTTGCGATATAGTAGTACAGCGTTTATATTTATCTCTTCTACAGGTCAGATCAGAAGTCATTACTAAGAACGGATGTTCCGGAGTGACATGAATAGAATCAGATAAACCTTCTACTTTGATTATGAGTTTGGTTCTCTTATTGCCGTATACCTGAGTATTAACAATTGGTCTGTAACGACCTTTATGTGTTAGTACATTATCTCCAGGCTTAAGCGTCTCGATGGGAACATCGCCGTACTCCGAGCTTATAAGTGTCCCTGCTGTAAAACAGCCCCAATACTCGTGGGCGCCGAGCGCGTTTAGTAAGACATAACGACCTTCTGGTCGCGGTACTAGTTTACCCATCACGTCCATTAACGACGTCGGAGTATAACAACTCGATGCGATCTTCGTAAGCGTATGTTGATGAATAGGTACGTAATCCGGTCCCCAAGCATCGCCTCCGCCTAATTGAATATACTTGTCTAACATCACGCCCCTTAGTGATTACAACACGCCGTGATCATCAGCCCTTAGCCACCTGATTACGAGCGCGCATAAAATCAGCCTCTCTACGTAGCTTGGCTGTGAGCCGCGTGCGGTCGTCTCTCAGCTTGTCGTTTTCTAGCATAGTGGCTAAGAACTTGTTTTCTGCAGCCGTGGAGTCTGTGAGAGCCTTCTGGGGATCGCCAGGTTTGATACCTTCGCCAACAGTCTTCAGTAAATCACCAACGCTCCGCAACGAATCCGCACTTGAGCCCACACCCTTCAGCTGCGACTGTGTTGACGCAAGCTCTTTTACCTGATTAACGTCCATCATGCCTGGACCTAGACGGTGCATTCGGTGTAGTACGTTACCTGCGACTAACGAGTTGGACGCCACGTCAGGCGCAAACGTCTTAAGTACATCAAAATGCCTCTTTGTCGTGGCCAGCGCATTACCGCCCAGTGACGGGTGCTCCCGTACAACCTCTTTGAAAGCAGCGTCATGTTTCCGAGCCTGGCGATGTCGTTGTATGACAGGTCCGAGGATAGGCGCAAGCGCGGACGCGAGCACGCCGCCTTTCAGTACATAATCTGATGCTTTCTGCCAATCAAAACCGCTCCTGTTAATAGAAGCAGCATGCTTCGACAAGTATAGGCAGAGATTCGCTATGTGCTCATAATCCTCCGGATCATGTATACGCTCTGCGGCTTGTTTGATAATAGCTGACGCAGCACTCGCTGATTTGGTATATTTAGCTTGTAGCAACGCCGAGGCGAATTTCGCAAGCTCGCCTTGCTCCTGTGTAGTCAACTCACCGACGTACACGTCTTTAAATATATCGAATAGTCTCATTTTAGGTATACGCTTGAAGAATCCGCTGCACCTGTCCCTGATGCACCTGATAGGCCTCTACGGGCTTTATCTGCTGTATGCTGCGCGACACTCAGGCCCTTACTGAGCGCGGCAGCTGCGCCTACGGCCGGGGCCGCGTTCACGGCGTGACGCGCGAGACTTTTCCCAGTAACTCCGCGACTTAGACGATTTAGCGTGCGCGTACCCTCGCGAAAAGCTCCTCCGACGATACGCGAACCGCGTGCAAAATTTAGCAAGGGTACGACAAAGGCGCGTTTGTCCATACCGCACCCGTCGCGCATCGCCAGCTCTTTGCAGACAGAGCCTACCTCATTTAGAATGTATTTAGTGACATCCGCATTATCTCTGAGGGAGTGTCGCGCTAACTCTACATTCTCGCTCAGCGACGATAATTCGTGTAAAAAAGCCTCGGTCTCAGTTAACGTATGCATAGCGCGTTTTACATCACGCACTGTTTTAGTTATGGGCGCATCTCCGTTGACCACAGCCGCTTTGACAGGCGGCACGGCGGCACCGTTACGTTTGAACGATTCTTTTCCTAATTCAGCCGCTGACGCCAACACGCCTGCGAAGGGATGGCCTTTTTTCTCCAGGGTCATAGCGACCTTCTGCATAAGCGTGTGCGCAATCTGTTCGGAATCAGTAACAGCTGTCACGAAATGGTAGATATCCGAAAGAGGTGTCTTATTACGCAAGTAGTCACCAACTTGCGACGTTAGTGTATCCAAAGACTCCGCAAGCTTGGCCAGCTCTGCAGTACGCTCCGCCGCTAAGGCGCGGCAGGCGACGTCCGTGTGTTCTTCTATATTATCAAGGTAGTGAGCAGCTAGGCGAGCGTCTGCCTCTACACGGGACACGGCCAACGCGCCCGCTACTTTAGTCAAACTTGTCGAAAACGCGGCGCTCGGCGCTGGTTGAAACAGCCCGGCGACTTTTGTCACAGGCAGGCCGCCCGGTGTAACGTCACTGAGTAGTGAGAGAACGCCGTCTACATCAGCTAAACCGAAGCTAAAAGTTTTGTCGCTCGCCTGCTTTCGCAGTAAGTCATTGGCGGCATGATTTACGGCGGTCACCAGCGATTGAATATAAAGTCGAGATAGCTCGCGCTCTTCCGCAACTTTCGCGATTTCTCGGTTGAGGTCCACGTCGTTGCTGCGAATGTAGTCGAGGGCAATGCGCTGAGCAAGTAGCTGTTGTTCAAAAATATTCATCTGTGTCTCGCGGTATTATTTTTGCTTTAGTCTATTACGGACCGCGGCGCTTATCCTAGACGCCGTCGACTCAGCTGCTGTGCCCAGCTCTTGCGCTTTACTTTTTGCTGAGTTTATCCCGGCTTTCAGACCGGCGCCGGCGTGCTGAGCGAGCCGTGAGGCGCCTCCGATAGCCGCGACCGTACCGACGGTTTTTGCGACAGTCTTCACAGCGCTCTCTTTGGCGGGCTGTGGCTGAGGCTCCGCCTGTTGGTAATAGCTACGCTTCTCGAGCTCTGTTAGAAAATGTTGGTATAACATTATACGACTAATTCTAGTATATAGACTAAATAGACGGCAAACCTGACGGCAGTCCTAGTCCTGAACCTTGTCTGGCAGCTATATATGCGTAATTTACAGAGTGGAACGCATCGTCGGGTAATTGATGTTGGTACGAATACGTCCCTCTATCGTGATTGTATTCTAGATATATTGTAGTCAGATCAGACCGGAATTCGGTGAACTGCGTATACCTGAAAAACTGTATGCCGCCAGGCTCGTCACACTGTCTTATCGCATCGATCGTGCGCCCCATTGTTTGGTTACGATCTATGTGATAGTATTTACCGTTCCACGTCATTTCTTTTTTCTGTGTCACATACCGGAACTCCATCAATACATCACGCGAACCTACCCGCTGCCATCCCCGCTCGCGCTCGAGCCGGGCGTTCTGGTGTGCGCCGTGTCCCCAGTCAGCTCCGATCCAATCAACGTCAGCTGCTCTACACAGTCGGTCGATCAAGTTAAGCTCGTTGACAGAATCAGCCTCCGCTCCCTTAAACTTTTTCATGAATAGTACACGAAAAATTCCGTTCGCTAACATGGTGCCGATCGTTAGTACTGTGAATGATGGATTACTGCCTTCCGCCGTTCCGTAATCCACGCCGGCGTATACCTTAAAACCTCTTTGTTTGTACTGAAGTGCGATCTGGTGCGGTTGAAGCATGTCGTAGTCTTTACACGCGCGCTCTAGTACGGCATCTGTGATGCCCATCTCGCCTTCATCATACGGAAGACCGAGGGTCTCGTTAAGGTATTTAGCTCTAGATATATTCGGGTCGTCTCGCTTCGCTACGATGTGTTTATGTTCTTTGAACGGTACCATCATCTGTGTTATGCGGAAACCCCACCGTTTATCTAGAAGCGATGGTTTTCTGGGTACCCATAACCCATTACTGCGTATGTCTATGGCTTTACCACATCGCGCGCACGCGTACTTATCGTCTTGAATGATCGACTCGTCATTCATGTTCCAGTGGTTACAACTGCCGCATTTTGTCAACCACTCGAACATGCACGAATTTTCCCACCGTAGTGTGATAATATTTGCTGTGCTTTTAGGTGTCCCGGCATACAAGTTGTATTTAATGTTGTCGGGTGAGTGCGCCTGGCATTCCTCTAAAACCGGGATAGCGTCCGGTACGATATCCTGAATTTCGTCGATAAGCAGATGGTTCGCGGATATACCGCGAGCGTTGTCTGCGTTTAGATAGCAAGAGCGGAAATTAAAGAAAGCGCCGTTAGTGAATTGCCGCGCCTTCACCTGCCACAAGCATTTGTTAGGATTAACAAACGTACGTAGCATCAGCGGTGAATCTTCGCACATGGGTTTAAACCGCTGCTGCGAAAATATGATCACTTGATCGTATCGAGGAGCTATGTACAGCGTCTTGTACGCAGGATTGACCATGGCCAGCGCACACGACTTAGCTGATTGCGTTGTTGATTTTTCAATTTGCCTGGAGGACAATAATAAGATGTTTCGACAACCTTCCGGATAATCAGAAAAATAATCGTATACACCTCTTAGATATTCTCTGCCTAAGAACGAAAACGGTTTACCGTCAACAGTGAGATACTGCGACACAAGGTCTGTAAGATTCACCTGCTGCTGTGTTATGTCCAACTCAGGCGCTACGTCGGGCTCCAGATCATCGGCAGCGCGCTCAAGCGCCGCATTTAGGGATAGCCAATCTTCCGCAGGAACCGTCTCATCATCGCAACTGATATCGTCACGCAACAAATGCGCTTCGCGCAAGTCTTTATATGCCGACGGCGGGACAGTTACGTCCAGAAAAGCTGCAGACTGTGTCATAGTACTACGTTAGTACCGTCTGGTATAAGAATTTTGCCGTGTGACGGCGGCTGAGGGGCCAGCGACAACGTTTTCAAGAACTCGGGCGCAGTCTCCTTAACCGTTGTGCGCGCAGTGCGGCCCACGTTAACGCGTCTATCGAGTAATACATTAAACGCGCGAAGCGCTCTGTACGTTTCATCGGACGTGGCTGTATCCATATTGGTCGCCAAATCAAGTACCTTGCGCGCCACTTGGCTGAGGGCCGTCTCGATTATCTCATCTGAGTCGACGTTGACTTGTAGACCAGACTGTACTTTGTATACGTCCAGCGGCGTTCCGTGCGCGCGCTGTAGCTCTTGCCGCCTGGACGGATGAATACCTTTAAAGTACGCTTTGATATCCGCAGGCGTCAGTAAAGACATATCATGCAGCAATTGCTGATAGAACAAAAGACCTTCCGGACTTATCGACACACCTAACACTTCGTGTAAGAATAATGCTATTTGCTCGAACGTACCTACGGTGCTTAGTGCACAGTCGACAATTGTTTTGACTTTCATGTCATTCATGAAAGCCATGGCCGTGTCCCACTCCGGGTGCTCGTACGCGACGCGCACTTCACAGACATCTAAAAGTGTGTCAAAGACTTCCCGCTCTTCTTTGTTTTTAGGAGGTCGGTGGTCTAGTAAGCACTCGTGCAGTTCTTCAGGACAGTTTAATAAAAACCTATCCCGTAGATCACTTAGGTAGGAGTCCGAAAACTTCGAGCAATCGAATAGGTTTTTTTGCTCAAGTTCAAATTGAATAAGATCCAGCGGCATCTGCATAAAGCGAAGCAGCAGAAACCGCTGGAAAGGCATCCGTAGTGGATGCTCATTGTATGGCGAATTTTTGGCGCACATCAGAACACGTCTATCGCGTTCTGACAAATCGACTATCTGCAGTCCGTGCCGATACTGCCAGTCGGGACGCACCAAATTAAGCTCAGTCAAATGAGTTAAGACACGTTCCGTGATCCCGAACTCTTTACATAACTGAGGTTTTACATATATGTTGTTTCTTTTTGCCACTACTCGACAAGATGGGTCTGGCGAAGGCGGCGCAAGTCTTTGATCACGGCATCTAAGGCAAACACCGCAGTACGTACCGTGCTGACGTCAATATCGAGCCCGAACCGTCCGGCAAGTAGTACACGCGCCAAAACCCCTCGCGCAGCTTGCAGATCATCGATACCTTCGAGCATCTTGTAGATGTTTTGTTTATTTAGGAAGTTTAATCCCAGTAGAACATCTACAGTCTTCTCTGCAGCGGCTTCGTCGATGTCCGCTTCTTTGATGATCGTATCCGTCAGTATTCCCGCCGTCTTGATGATAGCATACATATCCGCCTTCGCTATTTTTGGAATTTCTTCTATATCACCAGTTCGGGGGTTCGGTGCGAACACTTTGATCTTGGCTGCAATAGCTCGGTCTGCCTGCGCTAATATCGCACCTACTTCCTCCGGAGAGCAGTAGGCGCTGAAGCCGTTCTGCATTTCATATCGCGTAACGGGCGCGTCGGCCATCTTTGCCAGTAAGGGAACTTTGGTCGTGTCGCCCTCAAGAAGATATCGTTGACCTACGCGACGGACAACGAAATCAGCGCCTGCGGCTGCTAGCTTGTTAATCGCTCCTGCATCGCCGACGGTCGTCGTCTTTGTGATAGGGACAAAGCGCCACTTATCTGATAAAAACACGTCAGATCCGATCTTCGTGAAATCGGCGAAAGCGGCGTTTTGTTGTATAGTCAGTCGCTCACCTAGACCTGCATGGACTACGATGTGCTCTGCCGTTTTGTACAGTACACGGACCGGCTCGGTCGCGATTGTGGTTTCGCCGTTAGAAACCACAAAGCAGCCGTGACCTTTTGGTTCCGTATATGTAAGCTCAACCTTTGTTGCAATACCCGGCACGGCGTCTCCAATGAAATAAGAGCCGGTCTTGTCCAAATAGATAACACTGTCGTGGAGCTTGCCCGCGAATGAAGCGAGTTTACAGATGACGCCCGTTCCAACAACAGTCTGCGCACCACCAGATCGCAGGTTGGTGTAAGACCCTTCTTTTAGTAGCGCCAATTGCGGTCTAACCGCTGAAGCGGCTTTCTCGAGCTGCGGTTTATTTGCATAATACGCCACAGCTTCTCGGAATAGCCGAGCATCTTCTAGATCGTATTTAAGGCCGTTCGGTGTATAGACAGAGGCCAGCGCGGTTTTAAACTCCTCCGCTGAGAAGTCTAGCACACTAGCGTACGCGTATTTGCCGTAGTGCGGCGGCTGTACCGCGCTGCGGATGCCCATGTCGGCGCCCGTCTCGATAGGTTTTATAACTTTACCAAACGACCCGTCTTGTGTGATATTGTCAATACTCGTCTGCGTTATAGGCAACAGCTCGTCGTTGTAGTACATAAGATCGAGCGGCTGTAGTCTAAAATCTTTTATGATAACCGGAATTCGAATATCATCATCAACGACGATTTGTCCTACACCTGCACCCGCGTTCTCGTCGGTTTTTCGCAAAGCGACTTTGATGTTATAATCAGGAAGATACGGATGCTCTTCGTGCAATTTCTCGATGATATCTTGTTCCCAAGATTTAACGTCACGACCTAAGCGATACGTAGCCTCTTTTTTGTGAGACTGTTCTTTTTGTAAGAATAAAGGTTCCATCAGGCAGTTGTGAATTCGAGTCTGGCTGATTGCGCATGCGATACCGCGCCAGTCGCCATGGAGATGAACCGCGGATTATTAGGTAGATACGCCTCTATCTGTGTTATAGAAGCGCCGGTCGGGTATGCCAGCATACCTTCACCTAGCGGACGCAGGCGTACCCAGGGTCCTTTTGTGGCACCACCTACGCCAATGTTTGCACGAACAAATACAGGGATATCTGCGGTTTTGTTAGAAACCCTGTAAAACGTGAAGCCTGCAACATCCATAGAAAATGGCGCCTGTTCAGTGTGATTAGCTGCTAAAAATACGTTAGGTAAAACGCCGGTCATAAAAAATATATTACCTCAACTATTAGTATAGAACAGTGTAGCGGTTTCCTGACACGGAAACCGCTACAGCGGTGCCGCCAGACCCGTGTGCGTCTCTTTGCCATCAGTGTGCGGTGTATACGCATCCCCTGCGCGTACCACACCTAGACCCATGACGCGGACATTATCGGACCCCTCGGCAGCGACTGTCGGAGGAAAGCTACCGTGACCTGTCGTGGGCTGACCAATCACGGCAATAGGTTTACCGTTTACGCGAACAGTCGGTACGCCGATAGCGTGTACATCGCCGTCCGTGAGCGGCGAACCCGCAACCTGTACTAGTCGATTGTTGATGCGCACAACCATGTCAGTTTAGATCGATACTAGGTGCTGTCAGTTTTATGGAAGAGCCTGCAACTATGTCAAGTGTTTCTGCAGCAGCGATCTGCACGCTCGGCGCTGCCAGTGTAACCTGGCCTGAGGAGACGGTTAGCCGCGCGTCCGCCTGCGCGACTGATACACCTATTGGTCCTATATCTACCGATGTTGTACCATTTTGAAGAGCTAAGCGTATGTGTTCGGTATCATCAGATATGGTTATCACACCCTTTGTTGTGTGTATTTGAACGCCTGTGCCTGTGCCCTCGAAGGGTGTTTCCGCGGTTTTGCTTAGATCGCCTAAAACAAACCAAATATCGCCGAACTTGATTCGACATGCTTTTTTGTGCGCTAATTGTATGTAGCCGCCTTCGTAGCGAACCTCAGCCCCTACATCTATGTCGGTGTCATTTACATATCCAGCACGTACTTGTATATCCGGTATGTCTTGTAGTGGGTCGTTGCGTATCGTAGACGTGTATGTTGTGGCGTACCTGTTCCCTAGCGCGCGGGTCTCTATCCGGCGCGTGAAGCCTGCGATATTCTCGAACAGATTCAACGCGCGTACTATAATCGAGCGCTTAAACCGGCTGAACAATACATAGCACGCGTTAGACGCCGACATAAGAATATCGCCGCCTCTCCGCATATGCAAGAAACTTTTAGCTAGTTGATTAGCTGTACCAGATTCGATACGTACATCGCCTTCGTTGACAACAGGACCGGCTTGACCACTGCTGTCGACATCGGTATAATCACGCGCTGCGTCAGGCGTTAGTGGCGCCGTAAGGCGTGTGCGATTCGCCGCCAAATCCGCTACCTCTGCCAAATCCACCGGCTCACCTGAGCGTTGCTGACCCCCAGCGCCTGCTGTAGGCAGCTCGCCGACAATAAACCAATCGGTGCCTGAACACCTGGTCAGGACGACGCGTGTTCCGCGCCCATAAGGCTTGTCGACGCCTGCGTATAGCTGCTTAGCGAGTACCTGACCGTGCCCGATCACGTTCACATCATACGTACGTAACTGATTGTGGTACCACAGTATTGCGCCTACAGCTACTTTAGTTTCGCCGTGTGTCGCGGCGTTGTACGGATCAATCATTTATATACGCTTTCATTTGCCGCAACATGACCTTGCGTAAAGGATTTCGCACAGTCTTAAGCACAGAAACAAGTCTTTCGACCAGGAGATCCAGAGTCATGTCTTTGTTGCGTTGTCGCGCAATAGGCAGCACTGTCCGCGCAAAAATGCGGACAGCCATCATGTCTTCTCCAGTCAGTACCGGTGCGGCCGTCTCTTTCTGCCGCATCTTTGCCTGAATGGTCGGATCTACTTCCGCCTTAAGTAAATCCTGTAGAGATATTTCTTTTTTTGTTTTCTTTTTCTGCTGCCGCATGGTATGCCTTATATACATAGTGTAAAAACGCACTATTTTGTGTCATAAGTTAATTGAAGGACGAATCATATGGGTTACATATGATTCGAACGAATCATATCGTGGGTTACACATATGATTCGAAGGCGGCAGACCGCTGGCGACCATGGACGGTGATTGGGCCATGGTTGGGGTTGAAGACAGACGGGTGGACGCCCGTGCAATACCCCTGATAAGCGACACATAGTGTCGTGAACTAACTGTCCTCGAACTAATCCGTCTAGTGATACACTGTGAAGCCGCCACAGCTAAACACTAGTAACAACTACGTAACGTTGTCTAATGAAAAATTGCTTCGAGGTCTTCTTGGAGCAATTTTTTAAGGACGGCGACCGTGCTCTGTGAATAAGCCGCGCACAGCTCGAATACGGTCTGTCTCGAATAACCACCGAGATGTAAGAGGTTGGATTGGTAATCCGCTTGAACAGCAAACCCCGCGATTAAAAATATACTTTAGATGATCGGCTGTTCCGATCATCTAAAAAAATAAAAAAACACCCCTAGAAGTGCATAGGGTAAAGGCGGCAAGCAGCACTAAAGCTACCGCCGAAATTAAGGGGGGGACCGGATACACAACCGGTTCCCTCGTAATTTCTTTTTTTGACAACTACGTTGTTTTTTGCAGTAAATCTTTCTTTACCAAAAATAGACATATGCCTTGTCGCGAAGACGATAATCGACCGCCTGAAGGTACTTACGAGAACATGGCGGCGGCGGCCGCACTCTGTGATGTGCTGCGGGATCATCCAGAACTTGTACCCACGTACATTGATACGCCGATACTAAAGCGATGGTGGGCCGAGCACCAAGAGGCGGACAAGCGTCGCCGACGAAGAAAAAACGGTGTGTAACTCAGTTGGTAGAGTAGCGGATTTTTAATCCGTATGGCCTGGGTTCAAGTCCCAGCACACCGACCACGGGAGTGCGGCAACGACGGCGGTGTTGCGCAAGACTGTAAATCTGGTCCCTCAGGGTTAACAATAAAGGTTCGAATCCTTTCACTCCCACCACCCCTACACGGCCCCTTGGTGGAATCGGTAGACACAGCAGACTTTGACAATTTGAGCACTAAAGGCGAAATCCTTTAGCGAATGCTATCAAATTCGGGGAAACCTTCTGTTGTAAAACAATGGCAATCCCGAGCTAAACTTTTTTCTTGCGGTAAGCGCCATAAGAAAATTGGAAGTGTAGAGACTGTACGGTAGCTACCTGACTGCAGTAACATGCAAAAGGTAAAGAGACAGTCCAGACCACAAATACCTTTACTGCTGCTTTGAATATTCAAGCGTTGGGGCATCAACGCGATGGGCTAGGGGATGTCAGACTTGGCTTCGGTCAAGCAATCCCTGTTTGAATCCAAGAATCCCCCGGCTTTAGTCGTGGGGAGTATGTCAACTATTAAAGTATGGGTAGTAGCGAAAGCTATAGTGGTAAGAAAATCTGCAGCCTTAAACAGCGTGCCGGTTCGAATCCGGCAGGGGTCACCATACACGAGCCTGTAGCCCAACGGTAGAGGCATAAGACTTAGGATCTTAACAGTGTGGGGTTCGAATCCCCCCAGGCTCATTACGGAGAAGTGGCAGAGTGGGTTATTGCTCTTGTCTTGAAAACAAGCGCGCTCTAAACAAGCGCCGTGGGTTCGAATCCCACCTTCTCCTTTCCTCCTTCGACGCCGAAGGCTAAAAATCATGGAACAAGAAGATAAAGAAGAGCACTACGGTTGTGGCGACGGCGACGGCTCCGGTAACGACTGCGACGAAGGCTAGAACTATGGATCAAGAAACTAAGGTGCAGCATTACGGTGCCAGTTGCGGCGTCGGCGAAGGCTACGGCCAAGGCTACGGCCTCGGCTTCGGCGATGGCTACGGTAACGGCGACGGCCAAGGCTATGGCCGCGGCGACAGCTCCGGCGCCGGAGCTGGTAAAGGTACTGGCGATGGTGCTGGTTACGGTGCTGGTGGCTGGTACAGCAACGGGTGTGGTATCGGCAACGGCGACGGCGACGGCGACGGTTACGGCTACGACCATGGTCACATCTAAAAACTATGGACGGATTAATCAACATGCGGCACTACGGCTGCGGCTTCGCTGACGGTGACGGCGACGGCGGAGGCAACGGCTACGGCCACGGCTACGGCGAAGACTACAGCGAAGGCTCCGGTCGCGGCTACGGCGAAGGTCACGGCTACGGCTACGGTGACGGCGTCGGCTATGGCTACGGCTTCGGCAGTAACCATGGTCGTGGTGACGGTAGCTACGACTGCAACAGCTGCGGCTACGGCCACGGCGCTGGCGACGGTTCCGGCAGGGGTTATGGTCACGACGAAGATTAAGAAAATCATGGACCAGAAAAACAAAGAAGAGTGCTACGGCTCCGGCAGCGGTTCCGGTGGCGGCTTCGGCTCCGGCTACGGCTACGGCGGAGGCTTCGGCCTCGGTGGCGGCGACGGCTACGGCGGAAGCCTCGGTTTCGTGTGCGGCTGCGGCGACGGCAAAGGCGTATGTACCGGCTCCGGCGATGGTACCGGTCACGGCGAATGCTATGGTGACGGCTACGGTGACAGTGAAGACGAAGGCTAGAACCATGGACCAAGAAACCAAGGCGCAACATTACGGCGACGGCGCTGGCGAAAGCGACGGTCGCGGCGACGGCTATGGTCACGGCTATGGCGAAGGTAGCGACGAGGGCTGTGGTGACGGCCGCGGTTCCGGTCACGGCCGCGGTTCCGGTCACAGCTACGGCTTCGGCGACGGCATCGGCCACGGCTACGGCTACGGCTACGGCTACGGCCGCGGTTCCGGTAGCGGCGATGGCGACGGCGAGGGCTACGGCTACGGCGATGGTCCCAGCTCCGGTGCTGGTTAAAAACCATGGAACAAGAAGATAAAAAAGAACGTTACGGCTTCGGTAGCGGTTCCGGTGGCGGCGATGTCTACGGCTTCGGCGACGGTGCCGGCGAAGGCGACGGCTACGGGCACGGCGATAGCTCCGGTCACGGTTACGGCTACAGCGATGGCTACGGTCGCGGTGGCGGCGATGGCCTCGGTACTGGTACCGGCCGCTGCGCCGGTTACGGCGACGGTCACGGTCGCGGCGACGGCTACGGCGAAGACGATGGTGAAGGTATCGGCGACGGCCGCGGCGGCAGGTAAGTGCGAAGCAAAAAAACACATTCGGTAAGACAGTCTACACAGACGCAGACTAAAACATAAATTCAAATACAGACTCAAATGACTTTCAAACACATTGTTCGTTCAACAGGATCCGGAGTTTGGTACGGTCAGATTATCCGCGAGGAAGCAACCCCCGCCGGCTACATCGTACAAATGCGTAACGCGCGCCGGTTGTACCGCTGGGGAGGCGCTGCGGAATTGTCCGAAGTTGCCACATACGGTAAGCTGGATCCAGGGTTCACGCGGCTGTGTACACCTACAGACGTCAAGGTGATCGGCGTTCACGAGGTGCAAGAGGTGACGCCCGAAGCGGAGGCGCGTCTGGACGCACTACCGGCATGGGTCATCAACAAAGAGTCCTGATGCAGTTCACCTAGGCTGCACGCGCTGGGACCGCATTTTTTGAATCTTACCTACTTAATAAAAAAAAGAAAGGAAGACTCGGGACGCAGCCTAGGTTTTTGCGGATATAATTTAATGGTAGAATGCCGCGTTTCCACCGCGGCTGTGTGGGTTCGAATCCCACTATCCGTTCCATTAACTCAACTAAGCCGCTGAGCGATCGTTATCGGAAAAAATATGGTCACTCGTTCTTTGCTTAGTTTCTTCAATTTCTTCGGGTACGCGGGGTAGAGCAGTTTGGTAGCTCGTCAGCCTCATAAGCTGAAGGTCGTCGGTTCGAATCCGGCCCCCGCTACCACCTTTGCCGGGGTAGCTTAGTGGTAGAGCAGCTGATTTGTACTAGTATGATTTATCTTGTTTATACCTAGTTCGACGTGTAGGCAGGTATAAATCATAAAAAAATTACGGACGGCTACAGAGAAACCTGTAGTTTGAACGCCGCTAAGTCGGGGAAACCTTCCACGTGATGGTGATGGCAATCCCGAGCTAGCAAGGCTAAAAAGCCTGGGCAAGTGTAGAGACTTTACACGGCGTACCCTAACGTGAAGACGAGGGTAAAGAGAAAGTCCAACCCACACAGTTACACCTAGTGTAGTCTCGAACGAAAGTTCACGTGGGCAGGTAATCAGCAGGTCGTGGGTTCAAGCCCCACCCCCGGCTCCATCCAAACACCCGCTGTCACGTGACAGCGGGTGTTATTCACAACAACAACAACACAAAGTGCGAAACGTCCTCATTACTTGTATCGCGATGCTGCTCGCCAGCTGTGGCGCGCGCGTAGAAATTCCGACTGGTTTTGTCGGAAAGGTGCTAGGCCCCACGGGTCTAGAGAACGGAATCAAGACTCCATCCAGTTTCCGGTTACCTGTGGTGATGCCGTGGGAAGCCAAGTCGTATTTGATTTTGGCGCAGACGTCGGACGAGACGTATGAAGAGGTCGACATGACCGTTTACATGCCAAAAGACCGTCTCAATCTGACCTTCGACCTCCGATTTACCGCCACGATTCCGGTGGATGAGGCGGTCATTGCGGACATGTTCAGCCGCTTGACGCACACGCCGACGGAGGACAGTCGAATCAAACAGATCTCAATCGATCACGTGTATGCAACATATGCGCAACCAATCATCCGCCAGCGTGCAAGAGAGACGCTGGCGCGATACACAATCCTCGAAGTTCTGACCAATCGCGCAGCCGTTTCACAAGAAATGGCAACGGTAATTTCGGAAGAACTCAGCCACACGCCGATCCGTGTGTTCAATTTCGGGTTGTCCGACGTACAACCGCCGGATGTCATCGTTAGAGCACAAGAAGCTGCAAAGGAGCGTGAGATCGCTATCGAGAAGGCGGAGTCCGAGAAAGCGATTGCGTTGACACAAGCTGGCGCAAAGCTGGAGGTGGCACGCCGTCAACAAGAGATTGACCTCCTAGAGGCAGAGACGCAGGCGCGTGTCGAAGAGATCCTTGCCTCAAAAGTAACGCAAGCGTTTGTTATCCAACGCGGTTTGCGCGTACTAGAAGGCTTGGCAGCCTCTAACAACAACGTGATTTTCTTGCCGTACGAGGCGCTCTCTAACCCGGCAATCTTACTTCCCACGCTAAATGCGGCAGTGAACAATGGCAAATGAGTTCTTGTTGATCATTGTCAACGTCATGAAAATGGGGTTGACCCTTGGGCTGGTCTACTTCTGGTATACATGGGTAGTGGTATATGGCGTACCGTGGTGGCGCTCAACCTCGACACACACACCGCAGAGATTCCCTATGAAACAGGTACTTAGGGGACTGTTTGTGACGACGGTTGTTGCACTGTTTGTGTTACCGGGCTGTCGCGTAGATGTGACCAAACCCACATACAGGGCGATTGAGCACCCCCGCGCACCTGTGTCGCGGTGGGAGCTACCTGTGGAAGACCGGCCGGCTTACGATAGGGTAAAGCAGCTTGAAGCGGACGCTGCCGCATCCGCGGAACTGCTCAAAAAGACTTTAGCCGAAAGAGCGGCTAAATAACCTAACTACTGTAGTCTTGCGCGTCGAAAGGCGCGCTGTGCAGAGTGCGCGACTACAGTTACGCGACCTCGGCCCGCCTGTAGCGCAATAGGTCAGCGCAGCACTCTTATAAGGTGAAGGTTCTCCGTTCGAGTCGGAGCAGGCGGACCACCTCTACTCACTATGAGAAAACAGCATCAATTCGTGAAAGACCTTCTTCAGGATACGCTTGCCGCAGCTACGATCGCGACTGTGATTTACGTACTGGCGCAAGGCTGCATCCGTTTCGTAGTGATGACAATGTGACAAGTAGTGTCTGTAGCTCAGCTGGATAGAGCCCTTGCCTTCAATAGGAGCCTTTAAGAAGAATAAAAATTCTTAAAGTGGACAGCACTATATCGGGGAAACCTTCCACGTAACGGTGATGGCAATCCCGAGGAAACCGATAGACGCCTAATCTTACGGTCGCATACTAAAAATATGCGACACCACACAAAAGATAAAGGCGATTTAGGGGTTC